CACAATATTTTTATAGTTGATGCTGATGCCGAATACAACTATGGTTTGGATTTTAAAATGTATATCCATTACACTGCCGATGGCATTAATTTCTTCGCTGAGTTAACACTTGGAGCATCGGCAATTACATCGTCCCCACTTATTAGAGTGATGCTTATACATAAGAAGCCAATGGGATTAGATATGAATGACCTTAATAATAATTCTGAGGAGTTATTGGTACAATGGTTTGAAAATATGAAAAACGATATTTACGAGTCGTTTTCATTTTCAACTAATGCATTTTATAATAAGGGCAGAGAGTTCCGTAAAGAACTACGCAAATTATCACAATCACCATTTTTTATATTTTCTTAACCAACATGGGAGGCTCAGCCTCCCTACTTTTTCCTTTTTAATCACTTAAACATTTAAACAAGATGAAACCTGAGGCATTAACAAGACACCGACTTACAACTAAAATAGTAGAGGCTATGTATCCGAACCAACCATTTAAGCAAAGTTTAGAAAGGACTTCAATCGAGTTCTACGGGTACACAAAAATCGAACTATTAAACATCTTAATATTCGTAACCCAAAACGAAGAAAAATCAATATTTTAAATCACTTACACATTTACTAATTATGAACCAAATTTTAAACGACCCTAAGCACCAACAAACGATACTTTCCTTGTTAGGGAATTACTGCAAAGAAGTAAAAAACTCATTTGAAATGGTCGACAAGTTGCAGACCCTTGTATTTTTAATTTCCATGAAGGAGTATAAAATTAAGGAGGATGTGAATTACATTGGAAGCCCTGAGTTCCACGAGAACATGGGTGTTATCAATGCCATTAAAGTTCAATTAATTTCTTCAATAACTAACATTCTTTAATCAACCTTAAATTCTAATTACTATGAACACATCAACACTTTTTAAATTGCAAGAAGGTAGCACCTACTTTCACTATGACCATTTGAATGGCTCTATGGTAACCATTATAATCGATGGTTGTTATAGTGGCATATTTACTCGATGCGATAATAATTGTGCTGCTATGGCAAGACAATTCCACAAAGAGGAGTACCACAATGTTCCAGCAATCTATCGGGACTATGTACCAGTTACAACTGACGAGTATGTAGAAGCCTTCGATAAGGCGATGGCTAAGTTGGAGGATGCTGCTCACATTATGTTTAAATCACTTTAATTCACTTTAATTTTTAACCAATAAATTCAATTCTATGTTACCAACACTCAATGCTCCAATTGGAGGCGATTCTAATTACACTAACAAGATTGCACCAGTCGGGATGCACCTTGCACGAATTTATCAAATCATCGATTTAGGTACTACCGAACAAGGTGGTCAATTCGCTGGTAAAAAAAGGAAGGTTCAGATACTTTTGGAACTGCCATTAGAAACTGCAATCTTCGACCCCGAAAAAGGTGAGCAGCCATATTATGTACGAGGCATGTATACACTATCGATGCATGAAAAATCTACACTTCGTAAAGATGTTCAGTCGATGCTTGGTCGCACATTATCCGATGACGATGCCAAGAAATTTAACATATTTACTTTACTCGGTCAGGAGTGCATGGTAAATGTTATCCATCGTGTAAGTGGCGATAAGACTTATGCCAATGTGCAAACCATTACACCACTACCGAAAGGAATGGTATGTCCACCAGCAGTTAATCCACCATTGGTATTTTCTACCCAGCAACCCGATATGGAAGCCTTTAGAAGACTGCCTGAGTTCGTGCAAGACAAAATTAAGTTAAGCGATGAATTCATTGCCTACATGAATGCTCAGATGGCTGCTAATTACCCAGTAAATAGACCAGCGATGATTCCACTACCTACATTCACAATCGAGAACACTCCAAATGACCTACCATTCGATTGGATGCAAGGCGATTCAGAAGACCCAGCAAGAGCACCATTTTAATTAATTAATTAGGGGGAAAATACATTCCCCCTTTAAATCCCTTTTACTATGAAAGCAGAACTAACATTAAAGGTCGATTCACTTTACGAAGTGATAAACCATCCAAGCACATTAAAAAGTCAGCAACTGATTAACGATGCACCTAATAAGGTCGAAGACAAATTATCGTACGACATTACCGAGCATACTATTAAACTGGCAAACGATGTTGTTAAGGCAATAGAATCGAGTCGTAAGACAATTACTGCACCACTCGATGCCTATAAAAAGCAAATTATGGACATCGAAAAAAGTGCAGTTGAGCCATTAAAAAAGTATATAGAATCGAGTAAGTCGAAGATGTTAGCCTACAATGAAGAACTCGAGCGAGTGCAAAAGGAGGCGAATGAAAAGTTAAGACTCGATTCTGAGGAGGCACTTAAGAATGCAAGTATTGAGGACTTCTCGGCATTGGCTGGTCAGTTAGTTGACCAGTCGATTAGTATTAACACTGAGCAACCTAAGAACATTAGGGTAACTAAAAAGGCTCGTATTAATGGTGAGGTTAATTGGTCGATGGTGCTTAATGTACTATTCGCTGCTGAGGTATTAGACTATCAAGATTTGCTTACACCACTTGTTAAGGCGATGGAAAAATGTGGTGTAGTTAAAATTGACGGAATCGAGATATACGACCACAAATCACAAGTAATACGATAAATTATGCTAACCACACAATCACTTAAAAGAGTATCAATTTTTGACCATTTAAAAAAACAACCTATGGACACACAATTAAAAATCGAAGAAAAAGTAATGAGGCATGACCTATCACCTGACTACCGATTTACTAAGCACAACCATTTTGAGATTATCGATATTCTTGAAAAGCATCGGGAGCATCATAACATCAACAAAACCGAGTTCAGTTACATGGCTGGATGTGGAAAATCCACTTATGTAAATTTAACTAAGTGCAACCAGCGATTCAGTAAAAGGTCGTATGCAAGGTATCGGGAGTTAATTACTAAGTTAAATAGTAACAACGAGCCGAAACCAGTATACGCACCAGCAGCATCTACACCTCATACACCTATTGTACCAACACAATTAAATGAGGAAGTATGCATTAACTTTCTTAAGGCTACTGGTAAGTATAAAATCAGCAAATTGGAGACCATCACTAATTGGGTAGAACTATGACACGAGACCAGTTTGTATACTACCCAGCATTATCATGCTCCCGAATTAAGAAACATTATACTGGGGACATAAGTTATGCGAGAGTCGCACTTGAGCAAGGTGTCAGCCTCCACCACCAGTTACTTGATTTGTCGCCTGATGAAATGGCTATCGAAGCATATAGTGTTCACAAGGCTATTGGGAATCACCCAGTAGCCTCAAGAATTATGCATGGTGCAATAAATGAGTATCCATTAATTAAGGAGGTGCAAATCGGAAGGCATACAATCGATGGAAAGGCAATGTTCGATATTTACAATAAGCAGTTAAATGTAATAGCAGATATCAAAACAACATCCGCCAAGACACTCGATGTATTCGCACAAGATATGATTAAGCACTATAATCACATCCAAGCAGTTTGGTACTCCCTAATCGCTGGTATCGACCCAAAGAACTTCTATTACATTGGTGTAACTGCACGAAGTAAAAGAATGGGGAGTAAGTCGGATAGCATTTTAGTATATCGGCATAACGATAATGAGATAGCGGATGCCTATAAGTTAATTACTGGGTATCTCGATTCTAACATAAACGAACTCAAATCAAATTTTAACACATCGTATAAAAAATAACTTATGGACTTTAATGACAAAAAAACATCAATGATGAAGTTGGTTGACTTGCTAAAGACACACGACTTGCTTATGGCTAAATGCCCTGAGGTAATCGAGGTAATCGAAAACTTATATTATGACATTGAAAAGATGCAAATCGAAGAAGCATTTAACAAGGGCAAAGAAATGAGCGATAACTATGTTGTCGTAAATGGCGAGACCTTCTACCTAACTGCTATGAAATATTATAACCAAACGTATAAGCGATGAATGCCGAACTAATTGCACATATCCAATACTTGCAAGACAATGATATTAAATTTAAGCAAGTTGACGAAAAGTATCTTATAGGTGTGAATCGGTGGTTCTTATGTGGTGGCAATTTGCCATCGAGCACCATTGCCGAATACTTAAAGATAGATGACCATAAGTTGACCCTAATGATTCAAAAGCAAATGTCGATTCTCACTGGCATTGAAATTAAAGATAATGCACCATGCATTATAATTCATAACACTGAGAGGGAACTTATGTATAAATCACCAAGGAGTTATCGATATGAATGGCAGCCAGTATACGAGTTAGATTATTACCTTTACTTAACTAATAATACAAGGGAGCAGATAATCCATAACTATAAGTTATTTCTGAATGAATCAAGAAACCGAGATATACAAAGTGGTGGCAAGGTACTTATCAACCAAGTATCCCAAATTAATATTTCGATTTGATTTTGCTGCTGGTATGTATCTCAGTCCTTACATGGCAAATAAGCATCGGTCGCAGAATCCGATTAAAGGGTATCCCGATTTATTTATTGCATTGCCTCGTGGTGGTTACTCGGGTCTATTTATCGAAATTAAATCAGACAAGGCTAATCCATTTAAAAAGGATGGGACACTGAAAGCAAATGAGCATACAGAACGACAAGCGGAGATACTTGCGACACTTAGCGATATTGGTTATGTAGCAGTATTTTCCACTGGCATCGAACAAACAATAAAAATTATCGAAGGTTATATCAACCAAAAATAATTTCTTAACTTAGCAACATTCAGAGGTGGTATCCTGAATGAATTAAAAAAAAATTGTCGCCCTATGGTGACTGAGAGGCAATGTGTAAGCAGAGCCGATACCACCTCAGTCTTCATAGGGCTTTTTTTAATTCTAAAAATTATGAAAGCAGATTTCAACAAGTTAATTGGCTGGGAAGGTCAAAAAGCAATCCATTTACTATCGGTTGCACAAAAATTAAAAATGGACTTAAATGGTTATGGCGAACTGGGAGTCAATCAAACTAATGGCAATACTTATATATGGCTGGAGGACTACCCAGTTAGTTTATATATGCCAATACATTGCGAACTGACTTGGGACGATGTAATAGTATTATGGACTAACATGGACAATGGTGATGAGGTAGAAGAATCACTTGCTGCATTTAACAACATCGACGACATTTACGAATGGGTAAAAGAATTAGAACATGAAAATAACCTCTCGTGATACATGCATTTTTTATAGGTCGATGTTCGAATCGATTAAAGAACTACCTAAGGAGAATCAGGCAGAATTATACAATGCCATATTCGAGTATTCGTTGGACTTTATCGAGCCTAACTTAAGTGGCTTATCGATGACTATATGGAGGCTGATACGACCAGTTTTGGAGAAGGGTAACACTAACTACATAAACGGAAGCAAACCAAAATTGAAGCAAAGCATAAGCGAAACCGAAGCCAATGCGAAGCCAATTGTAAGCGAAGTGGAAGCCTATAAGGATAAGGATAAGCATAAGGATGGTAATAATAATAATAGTGTTAAATCACTATCGTTCAAGTATATGACCAATGCCGAATTAATTAGCCTTATTAAGCCATTAATAGACAAATTTGGAAAGGATACATGCAATGCCTTCTATTCGTACTGGTCAGAGCCATTAGCCAATGGCAAAATGAGACTAACTGGCGAGAAGGCATGGGATACTCATCGGAGACTGGCAGCATGGAAATTAAGGGAAAAGCAACCTAATAACAATTTCGTTAAGCAAGTACCAGCAGCATTCAATCGGTCGTCTCAGGGTCAGAAGTATGTTGGCGATGATGTAGTGTAAATTACTTAGTATGTTTTTTTGTAAGTATGGGACGAAATTCTGTACTTACAGAAAAGCATACAATCATAAATTCATATGCATAATGTATTGCACAATCAAAATAAAGTTATATTTGCATATAAGTAATTCACTAATTAATTAATCAATCAGCCATGAAAATCCAAATTACCTACACAGAAGTCATTACAAGAGAGCAAGTTATCGAAGTTGAGATGACTAAAAAAGAGTACAATGAGTACCTAAAAATGTCAGAGTTTGACAAGGAACAGAAGTATAATTTATGTGCATCGACATGCGATATACACCATGTATCGACTGAGTCGCATCCTATTTCTGCGGAAATTATTACCGAATTTAGTGCAGCACCTACCGAACCACAAGGCATAATTGAAATTCCAAGAATCGGTAACTACGCAATGTTCGAGAGACAACAAGAAAAGGCATACGAAGAAGGCTTAGACCATTGTCCATGCTGCGGGAAGGCAATTAAAAATCCAACATATTACTTTAATTCCATTTATGGTGGTGCTGCATACCCAGCAAATGATAAAAACGAATATGCTGATGCATGGGTAATGGGTGTAGGTTCTGAATGCATGAAGAAATTTCCTAAGGGCTACATCTTTAAAATTAACAACTAAAAAATCAAGGGAGGCTAACAACCTCCCATTTCACTTAATCACTAAATTATTTACTATGTCACAAGCAATCGGATTCGCAACAAAATTTTATACTCTATGGAGTATCGACAAAGAAGGTGTATACTATACTGACTCTAATGGGAAAAGTTGGTTGGTAGGTTACAATATGAAATACTTTTACCACAAGAACATATCTACTGATTTAGTTAAGGCAAAATCATTATATCCCGACTTGAATGTTATCGAAGAATTAAGAGGTAAAACACAATCTTGGACATCGGAAAATAAGGAAGACCTATGCCCACACATTATGAAATTCGGTAAGTATGAAGGTTACGATATCAACGAATTAATTACTAAGGACTTTGATTATGTTCTTTGGATATGCGAAAATCGCAGTGGCACTAATAATGGAATGTATGCAAACGAATTGCAAATAGTCAAAGATTATTACCAAGCAATTGAGGATGCTAATAAAAAAGCATTTGACGATAGAAATAAAATATTTGACACCATACTTAGTGCTGGTACATACGAGTTCGTTGCTGAACACAATTTAAAACTGCACGAAGGCTTCGCCAGTATTTACTTGAAGGTAGATGAAGGATATAACATGTATGTAGAATTCATATTTCAGTTAGGTGCATATACAAAGAACTTTTATAATGGATATACTTATGGTCTGCCAGTAGTAAAAGGAAAGGCAAAAAGAATGAAGGGCAAGACAATTACATTAACATTTATTAAAGATGAGAATGCCGAAGACTACGATAGAAAAGTAATAGTAACCAACATCGCAATTAAATAACATCTAACATCACTTACTTAATAAATTCACATCAAACAACTTTAATCACTATGAAAAATTACACAGAATTATCACTTGGAAATTTAAAGGAAACATCTAAGAACTGGAATGGACATACAAAGGACATACTTCTATTTATCGATGGCAGTGGCGACATGTGCGGAGGCTCAGCAAGGATGGTGCATGTGGTATTGCATGGCAAGAATAGCATATATGAAACTGGCAGCATAAGTATTAAAGGAGTCGCTTCTGTAATGTATAATATCGCTCGTGGTGCAAATGGTGAGACATGCCAAGTTGTATGCTACTATAAGGACAAAACTGATTTTAGAGATATACACAATACCAAACCAACATACAAGGCGACCATTGATGGTTCTTGTGGTGGTGGCGAGGAGGCAATATGCTCGATTCTAAGGGCTGAGAAAGACTGGATAGTTTCATAATAATTTAAACCAAAATCTAAAATAATAATGACCAATCCACAACAAGCAATTATCGGCATACTTATGACTGGTGAAACACATCAGGACTTAATGCCACAACTAAGTGAGCATCTTTTTAACGAGGTGCTCACTTCTCGTTGTTATGCAGTAATTAAAAAAGCCATCGACAAGGGTCTTACACCTAACTTGGTTAACTTTTTTATGACTGCTAAGAACATGGATAAGTTCACACCTAAGGAAACATCGGAGATTGTTACTTGGTCGAATAACTTAACCTATAATGAACCAGTCAACGAATATATTAGTATTTTAAAAGATGACCATATCAAAAGGTCAATTGCTAATTTAATTACTGAGCATTCGATGGGACTAAGCACTAATGCTGATGGGTTCACAACTGCTACCGAAATCATCAAGTCGCTTACTAACTTGCTCGACACTGGCAGCAACTCGGATAACATTATCAACCTTTCGGATTTAACCAACGATGAAAGGGAAGCATATTATCGCAGAGCAGCAATGACACAATCAGGTAAGACCACTGGGCTCGATACTGGTCTTAATGCACTTAATAAGTTCACTGGTGGCTTCCATCCCGAGTTTATTATTATCGCTGGAAGACCGAGCATGGGTAAAACTGCACTCGCACTATTTCATGGAATGAAAAGTGGTGAGGCTGGTATATACTTTAATCTCGAAATGAATAAGTCGCAACTATGCCAAAGACTGATTCTGCAAGAGGCTGGAGAATCGATACAATCGTCAAGGCTTCGGGATGGTAACTTAAGCCAGTCAGAACTTCATTCATTTGAAAAAACCATTGGCAGCATCGAGAAACAACCATTTCTAATATACGATAAGGCAAGATGTGGAGTGCATGAGGCAATACGAGTAATGAAACGTGAACACCGAAAGGGAAGGTGCAAGTGGGCAATCATTGACTACTTACAATTAATGACCATCGAAGGCTTCAAAGGTGGTAATCGTGAGGCAGAAGTGGCAGAAATAAGTAGAACTCTTAAGGCTGCACAAAAGGAAATTGGAATACCGATTATCGCACTTGCACAATTAAGTCGTGAGGTGGAGAAGCGAGGCGACAAGAAGCCTATACTTTCCGACCTACGAGAATCAGGTTCACTCGAGCAAGATGCCGATTCTGTTGCATTCGTTTGGCGACCATCTTACTATGGCTTAAACGATGATAATGGCAATCCATACACTAACCATATCTTCTACCTATTCGAAAAGCATCGGCAAGGTGCAACTGGCATAGTCGAATTTCGGCACTCACCTAATATGACTAATTTTACTGATGTTACAACTTATGACACTGGCAGCAGTTACCTTCCACAACCTAAAGACCTACGACACTATGCAGACAAAGATTGGAATGCACCATTCTGAGTATCAAAACTACTTAGCAAAGCATAATACTGAGCCATTTGTTATGCTTGACGAAATGAATTTAACCTATGACCAATTCGTAGAATTACTTAATAACTCATACCCATTTCGACAAATGTGGACGAGTGAGTGCGATTATACATACTACGAAATAAGGGGAGGGAAATGCGAGTTCGCTAAGGTATATCATGGCAAAATACATTGCAGCAATAAGCAATGCAAAACATAATCAAAATCATCTATATTTGCATACTATGAAACAAGAGAAGAAAGAAAATCGAGGTGGCAAGAGACTTGGTGCTGGTCAGCCATTCAAATATGGCGAGAAAACTATCAACATAACATTTCGCATACCCACATCACATAAGGAACTTATTAAAGCAATGGTCAAGGAGTACCTTGACAGAGTGAGTACCGAACACAAATTAAATAAACCAACAAAATCTGAACACTATGGCTGCTGAACAATCGGTTGTTGAACTAATCTTCGAACAACAAAATCAATTAAATATTGACGACTTTAATTTATGGCTAACATCCAATTATGATGAACTGAAATCACAATATCAAATGGAAGTCATGGGTGCTTATGAATGTGGTCAAGAGGATAATGAAAACTATGGTTACTCACCTACTGCATCGTTAAATTTTTATATTCGATTGTATGCATAATAACAAATCAGCAGTTGAGTGGTT